GAACAAGACCACCAAGCGAAGCCTACAAAAACGGCTGGAACGAAATATTTCTTAATAAGGTTTTAAAACAAGAAGTTGATATTAATGGTACAGGCACACATAAGTATAGAATAAAACATGGGCCTAATAAAAATAAAGTTGTTTAATTTATTGTAGTTTTTTAGTTTCAGGAGTGACGTTTATAATTTCTGAGTAGTCTTCTTCAATCTTTTTAATGTTAGCTTCTAATTCTTCAATAGACATTTCTTCTAATTTACCTGTTTTAATTATCTTCCTATCAATGTATAATCCGGCCGCTTTACCTCTATTGGTTTCAGCATTTACAGCCGATGAGAATGAACCTTTTTTAAGTGCTTGTTCCTTAATCCTATCTAACTCAGCAACATGTTTTTCGTAAGTCACTTCATGCTTACTTAGTCTTTCTTGTTTTAATTTATCTATATATTGAACAACAAGTGGTGATGTTCTTGGGTTCATTAGTTCTGATCCCTCACTTCGAGCTCTCTTCTCACTATAACCTGCTTTAATCGCCGCTTCTGTTTGAGACATATATCCATCAGGCCCACCGAATACGATGAGTTCTGCAAATCTTTTTTGCATTTCTGTTAGTCTTTTAGGTCTACCCATACTTGACAATTTAAGGGAACAATCCTATTATGTCAAGGAATATAAAGAAATATGTACGTTAAACACTTACAAGAATATTTAGATAAATTTACTAATGGACGTAAAGGTAATGCTGTGTCCAATGCTAAAATATTTATTCACGTTAACGGTTATCTTGAAGAGATAAAAAGAATTGAAGTACAGGAGCATGCCATAGGCACGCCTGGGGCTGAGTCTATTAGAGTTGTACTTAAGCCAAACAAAGAAGAAAGATTAATTTTACCACCTGGATATATCAAAGACTACTAGTCGCTTGCGCGTTCGCTTGTCGCTTGGGCCTTCCCGCTTGTCGCTTGCGCTTGTCGGTTTCAAACCACTTTGTATCTCGGCCATTTGCTTTGCACCATACATAGTGATTAAACCTTATTAAGGTTTCCCACTTATTCATCTTTTATTAATGTAAAATTAACTGTGGCTAGCTCGCTTGAGGGGTGTCCGAGTTCCTGCCACTCTAACGGGCAAGTCTTTAACCACTCCTGCAATTTTTCATAGTTTTTTTCTAACTCGTTGTCTGTATCTATTTTCATATTATCCTCTCTATTTGTTCGCTTGTGCTTCTTCTTTATAATCTTTATACATTTGTTTCATTTCAACTCTTATATCTATTGTTGAAACTTTTTTATTTATCAATCTATAAATTAAATCATGTATCCATTCTTCATGGCTATGACCTAACCAATGTGCCACTTCTTTTTTATTTACTAATTGTTTATGTTTCATATTATCCCTTCTGCTCGCTCGCTTGTTGTTGATTATACTCATCATCTACCACTTCTTGAACATCAATGATTTCATCATTGTAACTTTTTTCTTCGTTTGCTTTTTTTTCTGCATCATATTCGTCATAAGCATCTACAAAAAATTCTTTTATAACTCTATATCTTTTTTTCATCTTCATTTTTTTCGTCCTCGATTTCAGTTAACCATGTATCAACTGCGTTTGCTGTATCGTCATCACAATCTGTCAAATCTTCTTCAACACCGTTTGACCATTTAACATTAATTGACCAACTTAAAACTTTTAATTTATCTTTTAGTTTTGGATTTTTTTTAACGTGGTCGTCCCAACACATCTTGTCCCAATCTGCCATATTATCCCTTCTGTTCGCTTGCGCTTGTTAGTTTTAAATATGGCGCTCCCGTGGACACGGCATTAAATGCTCGCTTGCTATCTTGTCGCTTGCGCGCTTGCCCGCTATTATTCGGATTTCTTCGCGTATTTTTCTCCCTCGCGCCATATCTTTGCATTAAATTAAACATCTAACACAAAACCGGTTTTATCATGGCGCGCCTTACCTTTAGCATATAAGCCCGCTATGATATTTTTAGGGTCCTTAAAACGTACGTCCGACTTATCAGCGTCTATGACTTTGAACCCTTTAAATTTTTTAGGTAGTTTTTTAGTTCTAAATACAGCGCTTATATTTCCGCCACGTTTTAGAATATTAAAAGCCTCTTTTTTATTATCCTCGTTTAGTGAGTATGTTAAATGATAATTTTTCGGATATTCACCTTTAGCCCATTTTAATGCGCGCTTATAAATTTTTGTGTAGTCGTAAAATTGTACTTCCGGAAACATCTCAAATAATCCAAAACGTTCCCATGAAACATCACTAGTACCGTTTAAACGTACAGCCGGCTTAAATCCTTTTTTCTCACATCTTAACGCGTGTAATTTAATTTCTTTTTTTAACTGTATTAAAAAGGTTTCCCGTTCTTTCATTAGCCATAATGTTTTATTAATTCGGCCTTGCTGTACCGCTCTCATTTGCCCCCGTCCGGCTGTGTTTAAACATGACGCTTTACAACCCGCGCTAGCCATAGGACACATATTAAACCCGCTTGAATTTGCCGGCGCTAAATATAAAATAGCGGTCATAACTTTTAATTTTTGACCTTTTATGGTTTTAGCGTTGTTATCTATATTTAATAGTCTTTTTGCTTTATATAATTTCATAAGTTATATTTTAAATCTTTATTAAAAATTATCTCTTGTTTTTCTACGTCTTTTACTGTCCCGCCTATAATATCGTCATAATCAAATATTTTTAAATCAATATTTTCATTATTTGTTTTAATGCTTTGTATAATTCCGCCTTGCATGTTTATTGATATTTTAATTTTTTTCATATTAATCTAAACAATCTTTACAGTATCTTTTATCTATACGGCTTAACCAATCCGGCCTTAGTATATTATTGCAAATTTTAGCCTTACAAATTAAGCTAGTTTTTTTCTCTCTTTTGCCTATCTCTAATAATTCTGTAAAGGTTTCGTTCCCTTTTAATTTAATTCCGTTTAATATTGTCATAATAAAAAAGCCCCGCTATTAACGGGGCTATAATTTTAGTTTTGTGTTATTTGTAAAGCCTCAGTTTTATTCCAGATTATGCCTAAAGGCTTAAATATACGCTCTAAAGTTTTAGGCAAGTCGGACGGCAAGCCGGTTTCAAAAACTTCATTAACGGCACTTTGTTTATACAATTCAAGTTGCTTAACCTTTTTTCCTTCCGGTGTTTTTTCAGCCTCTTTAATAGCCAAAGTTTCAGCCCACTCTCTTAATTGCTCTCTACAATCGTCAGGCATAATTCCTTTATTATAGCTTGATGAAAATGTATAATTATTTTCTTTAAAAGTATGATTGACACTATCTTTTAAAGATTTACTTACTTTAGTTGTAAAGAACGTTTTAGCTTTACGTTGTGCAATCTCTAATTGCTGTAATGCTTTTTCCAATTCTTTAATAACTATATCCGCCTTTATTTTTTTAGCTAATTTACTTTCAGCGCTAGCCGTCAATTCGGCTACTATTGATTTTCGCATTAATTTAGCTTCATCAATAACGGGGTCAATTTCAGCACTTACACGTCTTTTTAAATGCTCCAATTGATACTTAGTCATGTATTTATTTTTGGTCATTTTTGCCTAATTCCTCTCTTATTTTCTCTACTTCTTTTTTATTACTCAATACAATATCCATTAACTTATTTGACATATCAATAAGCGTGGTTATCTTTTGCATTTTAACAAGTTTATCATTTGTATAAACTAACTTGTCTATTTCTGTTTTTACCATATTTAACATTTTTTCCTTTTGTTATTGTTTTTAATATCCCTACTTATCCTATAATCTACGGGTCTGTCAAGTCTATATTTTAAGGTTTTACTTTGTGTCTTTTTTGTGGCACTGTTACCTCAAAAAATCTATGCAACCTGAGGCAAAATTTTATAAAGAATTAAAAAAAAATATACCTCATATTTTGTGGAATAGACTTGAAAATTTAAGTCTTTTAGGCTTGCCTGATTTAATCGCTTACAATAAAAAACAGTGTTTTTTTACCGTT